CCTGACGATCGAGTTGATCAGGTTGGTGGCGTTGACCCCCGACAACAGGGTGACATCGATGTTGCAGAGGCGAGCGACGTAACGCCAGTCGCGCACCGTCAGGCCGAGCTCCCATTTGAAGTGGTCACGGTAGGCCTGGTAGGTGTTGTTGTTGGCGTCGAGCACCGGCCACTCGCCCATGTCGCGGTGCTGCAGGCCGGTTATCTTCCCCTTGGGGAAGATGCCGTGGCAGGTGTTCGGACCCCAGGTCACCACCCACAGCGAGGTGTTCGAGCCGGCGGTGCCGCCGCCGTCGATGACGTTGGCCGCGGTCTGCGCCGTGGTCGTCAGCACGCTGTTGTAGCGTGGTGACAGACCCATGAACCGCTCCGGGTTGGTGGCGGTGTTGCCGTACAAGACGGTGGTCGCCATCTGCTGGTTCATGCCTTCGAGAAAGCTCATCGCCTCCGACATGCGGAACTCGGCGGTGTTGCCGTTGAGATCGGCGATGTCCTTGTCGATGACGCTGTAGGTCTCGAGGTTGCCGCAGGTATCGACCACCTGGGCGGTGGTGCTCTTGGCGTTCGGCACACCGTAGTTGAGGAGGCGCCAGGTCGCCTGCGGCAGCCCGGTGCGCACCGTGGTCTTGTGGCCGGTCGGCAGGTTGCCTTCCTCCACCAGCATGTCGAGCAGGAACTCGTTGGTTTGCGACAAGAGCTCGACGATCGTCGCGACCTTGTAGCCATCGTCCAGACGCTTACCCCAATCGGCGTAGGTAAGCGCCGTCGTGCCAAGTGTTGCCATGACTAGCTCCTAAGATTTGGACCTCCGGAATGCGGACCCTCCGGCCCGTACAGCGAGGTGGCCGCTGTCGGGCGTTCGCCGGCAACCGCGCCGTTCCCCGTGCGTCCCGGCGCACCACCGACGATCGCGCCGCCCTCGGTGAGCGCCTTGGCCCAGCGATAAAGCGTGCGCACCGCTGCGGGGTGATTGCCGAAACCGGTGAACGCGAGCGCTTCCCGGAATTTGGGATCGGTCAGCCCGGGGTCGTCGAGCACCTTGGAGACTGTCTGCTTGACGACGTCGAGGTTGCTTCCCCCGAGCTCAGGATCGGCCTGGATCTCACGCTGCCAATCGCCTTGCTGCCTGTGCCAGTCGTCGCTGATACCCTTGAGCGCAAGGTTGACTGCTTCACCGTGGAGATTGACCAGCTCCTGAGCATGCTTCTGGCTGATGCCAGAATCCTTCATCAATTCACTGAACGTCGCGAACCTGGCGCCTTTGTCGAAGCCGTCGGGCAGCGTCAGCTTGTCGGCGTCGAACGGGTCCGGCGCCGTGGCGGGTGCGTCACCGAGGAGCGAACCCGGGCCTTCAGTAGGCTGGGGTGTCGTCGGCTCCGTCGTCGGTGTCGTCGGCGCCGCGGTCGTAGCCGTGGTCGACTCCGTTGCCGGCGCGGCGGCCGTCGGCGTCTCGGTTCTGGCTTCGGACATTGCCTGCTTCCTTCAGCATCTCGAGGTAGAGACCCGGTGACGCCTCGGTGAGGTCGGCGCCGATCCGGATCCCGACGTTGCGTTCGCCCTCGCGAAAGGCCATCGCCAGGGCGTTGGTCCCGAACGAGGAGGTGTAGACGTGACACGAGGTGAGGAGATCGTAAAAGTATTCGCGCCCGACCGGCTCCGACATGACGCGCAGCAGCAGCGCCAGCTGGTCGCGGCGCCGGACCCGCTGCTCGCGCTGTTGCTGTCGCTGCGAGCGTGACATGTCACTGCACCGTCTCGTTGCCGAGCATCGCCGCCAGCGCGTTCTTGCCGCCGCCGATGTCGGTCTGCGACAGCGTCTGCGCGCCCTGCACCGCCGCCATGCCGGCCTGGCCCAATCGCTGCGCCTGCTGCTGCTGCGCCCGCTCCTGCCGCATCTGGTCGATGATCTTGCGGTCGCGCAGGATCTTCGGGCTGACCCCGAGCGCGTCGGCGTACTCGTCGATCGTCTCGTCCTCGTCGAGGTTGTCGAGCACCTCCGGCTTGACCGCCGCCAGGCTGCCGGCGAACGACCACAATTTCTCGATCCCGGCGGTGGCAATCCCGCGCTGCGCCAGCGCCAGCATCGAGATGTAGTCGACCTCGACATGGGTCGGCGCCGTCCGCAGCTGCGGCGGTGGCGGCGGCAACAGACCGCCCCGCATCATGATGCCCCAGGTCCGGTCGATCGCCTTGCCGAGCCCCTCGCCGATGATGCGCTCGAGCACCGGACCGAGCAGCACCAGCTTCTCCTCGCGCCGCGCATCGATCTCGGTGGCGGTGCGCACGGTCTGCAGGTCGCTGATGCCGGTGAAGAGATCGTTGTGGAAGGTGATGCGGATCCGGTTCTGGACCTCGGCGATGTCCTGCTTCATCTCGGCGATCGGCGGCATGATCGTGTAGAGCGGCTTGGCGCCGGCGCGCTGGTTGTCGAGGCCGGCGACGTAGGTCCAGCCGCCCGGGATGGTCGATGCGGGTTGGTTCTTCAACTGCACGTCCGCGATCATCGGCGGGTTGACCATCTTGTCGATCGCCTGCGCCTTGCGCCGCGTCTCCTGCTGCAACTGCTTGATGTCGCCGAGCGCGTCCATCGCCGGCGAGCGGCCGTAGGGATCGTTCGCCACCACGTCCCAGCGCGGGCACATCCCGGGCCATTCCATGAAGCCCTTGGTGCGCAGCAGCTTGTTGTTGGGGCTGCCCCACTCCCAGTAGATCTCGCGGAACGGAAAGCGCTTGGGCACCAGCCCCGGGAAGCCGACATTCGGCTCGATCAGATGCGCCACCAGTTTCTCGTGACTGGTCTGGCCACCCTGCCCCGGGTGCCTGGTCGAATCGACCGACTGCTTGACGTCCTCGGTGACGTTGTCGATGCCGAACATGTCGGCGATCTGCTGGTGCGTCAGGGTGAACTCGCGGGCCAGCTGGTTGACCCCGAATTTCGGGTCGAGCTCGAAGAAGTACTCGCCGGCGCACGGGTTGTAGCAGTGGATGACGTTGTCGAAGTCCTCGTAGATGATGATGCAGGCGCTGCCGAACACGACGAGGTCGAAATACATGATCCCCATCGCGGTGTAGAAGTTCGACTCCTGGAACACCGCCATCATCCGGCGCTCGCACTCGGCGAGCCAGGCGCCGACCAGCAAATCGGCCTCGAACAGCTGCACCTTGAACTTGAACCATGGCCGCGTCGGCGAGGTGATGCCGGCCATCATGCCGCTGGCCAGCACCCGGGCCGCCAGCGTGCCGGTCGAGTCGATGATGTTCTGGTTGATCGGGCTGCCGCGGTTCATCTGGTTGGTCACCACCAGCCAGCGGTAGCGCCGCGGCAGGATGAAGTCGGCGAGCTCGCGCCAGTGCAGCCACCACGAGTAGCGGCGGATGCGCATGCCGGCCAGCTTCGAGTCGGCGTAGATCCGGTAGTCGTCGATCGTCGCCATTCACAGCATCACATCGTCAGCAGCAGCACCGCGCTCAGCAGCACTGTCATCAGCACCAGACCGATCAGCAGGTAGAGCTCCAGACCGGTAAAATTGCGCCAGCTCATCTTCCGTGCCGTTCCACCAGACCTGCTCGAGGCGGCCGTTGGGCACGCCCGGGACGACGCCGGGATCGGCGGTCTGCCGGAACAGCCAGTCGCCGGCGCCCGAGGATGACGCCAGCGGCCCGGTCAGGACCAACGGGCAGTCGGTCACCACCGCGCCGCGCAGGATTGGGTTGCGTCCAGTTGCGGTGTGCAGCCAGCGGACGAGCTCGTGGATGATGTCTTTGGGCGGCCGCGGTGCGCCGAGCCCGATCTGCTGATCGGCGGCCACCATCGTCGCCATGCCCTGGCGCAGCCCGATGTTGCCGGCGAAGTTGCGGCATTGCAGCTCGGCCGGCTCGGCCGAGGCCACCAAATACGGGATCAGCAGCCGATCGGTATCGTCGATGCCGGCGAGGTTGAAGCCGAGCATCGGGTCGACATAACGGCTGCCGGCGCTGACCCGGGCGAACACATGGGTGTAGCTCGCCGGCACCTCGCGCCAGCGGATCTGGCCGCGGCCGGCATGCACCTCGATGCAGCCACCATACATTCCGGTCACCCGAACAGTTGCTTGCGCTGGGTCGCGCGCTGATCCATCGGACCCAGCGGGTTGGCCGACATCGCGCCTTGGAACATCCCCAGCGGCGCGGTCGAGCCGGTCGCCGGCGGTGCGTTGAAGGTCGACGCATAGGTCGGCGCGTTCGGCGGCGGCGGTGGTGGTGGTGGCGGCTTCGGGCCGCCGCCGAACAGCATGCCCATCGGTTAGATCGGGCCGCTCTTCGGGTTGCGGAAGCGGTCGAAGATGCCTGATTCGCTGATCCGGCGCGGCGACTGGGCGCGGTCCTTGGCCTCCTCGCCGCGCGACATGTCGCCCCGGGACGGGTTGCTCACCCCACCCAACGGACTGACACAACCTCGACGGTCGTTGGTGCCGTCGCGCCGATCACCGTCAGCAGTGTGATGCACTTCGACCTGGCCACCCTTGGTGTGCGACCCGCCAAACTGCTTTGAGTGGTGGTTCAACGATCCTTCATAACCCTTCATGGCACGCTCTCCTTGTTCGGCGTCTTCGGCACGCCTTCCGGCGGATAGGACAACGCGGTGTTGCCGAGGGCCTGCCACGTCTGATAGTCAGCCCAGTCGCGGTTCGCCGCATCCTCGGGAATCCAGGCGCCGTCGTCGCGGACAACGCCGGTGAAGGCCGGCATGCCGCCGGGTGGACCGGGAGGCAGATAGTATTGCGTGGTCATAGCCGCGCGTCCGCTGTCCAATGCATGCCGAGGTTGACCGCCGTCGCGGCAGGCGAGGCCTGCCAGTACAGCCCGCTCATCGCCGGCGTCAGATTTGCAACGGCAAGATCGACCGATCCGGTAAAGTCTCTGACTTTCCCCGTGGCCCCGGTGCCGGGCGAATAGGCTATCAGCGTCGGGGAGGCGCGCTTCGTCACGCGATAGGTATCGCTTCTGGCGACGTTTCCGACAGCCCCCGCCGGGAATGAAATATACGACATGCCATTGAAGGCGTTTGCTGCGCCCAGAGCCGTTCCCAAATCATAGCTTTTCTCGAAATATCTCTGACACTTTGCCAACTCGGCCGTGATCGAGGTCCGTAGCAGCGGCTGCGGTGCCGACGCCACCCAGAGGCCGCAGGGGCCGAGTTGGAATGTGGCGCCACTCGTGGTGAGGAACGCAGTCGTATTGTTCGACGTGCCAGTGGCGGCCGTTGCGGTCCAAGCGTTGGCACCGGCTTGAAATCCACTGCCGACCCCCAGCGCGACATCGAGGTATATGCCTACTCCGTTGCCCGCTGTCGTCCAGGTGCCGGCGGTGTCTCCTGGGATCGTCGCGGATATGCGCTGCCAGGTGTTGGCCGCCGCTATGGTGAAATTGAAGACATAGGCGCGGTTCGGCGTGCTGTTGCGTAGCGAGGCACTGTAGGTCCCAGCGACAGACGACTTGACCCAGAAAGCTAGAGACAGCGTTTGGGCATTGACAGTGCCAAACCCGGTATCCTGCAACTCGTCGGCTTCCAGTGTCTGTCGGATCGTAAGATTGGTCGTCGACCCTACGGTTCCACCAGCTCCCATAGTGGCCCGCAGGCTATTGGAGTAGCCCACAGGTGCATCTGTCACCCGCTGGCCGGTGACCGTCGCTCCCGACGCCGCATTGGCAATCGCGTATCCATCAATGATGTATAGCCCAAGATTGTTCCCGACCGCGACCGCGGCGCCCTCGTTGGCCTGGTCGAGCTCGAGAAACGGGTTCACGATTTTGTTCGGGGCGCCGGTCGCCGCTGGTCCGCCGGTCTGCCCACCGCCTGCCGCCTCACCGCCATAGGCCACCAGATCCCAGTCGGCCGAGGTGGTGCCGGGCGTAAACAGCAGATGGGTGCCGTAGGCAGTGGTGCCCGCCGCGGCGCCGTCCTTGGAGCCGACCGCCAGCGAGCACAAGGGCGGCGCGCTGGCGAACAGGCCGGTCTGTTGCTCCCAATACACCTGCGGATTGCCGCTCGGTTGCGTCACTTGCAGGGTGACCCGCAGCACCGCCCCCGACGCCACGACGATCGGCGCGATGTCGTGCCAGTACATCCCTGCGTTGGTAGGGGTTGCTGTGAAGGTATCGCGGACGGTGCCGTTTACCGACAGGGTGATGGCGTGCGTCATGCCAACATTGACCGCGAGGATATTGCTGCCGTATTGGTCGACCCAGCCGCCGGTGTTGGTGGTCCATTCGTTATAGACGGTGTAGGTGGCGCGGGCGCTTGGCGTCGTCGGCGTCCATGCCGGCAGCAGATCGGTCTCGGGGCCGGTCGGCTGCGGTGCCGGCCGGGCACTGGTCGCCTTGTTGGCGTGCATCGTCCAGTCGCCGTCGCGGGTCATGTCCTCGGCGGCGAAGGTTTGCGGCGGCCCGGTGTAGGGCACCCAGCGGACCCGGGTGCCGATCGCGGTGGTGCCCCAGGCGGTGGTGGCGACGTTGCTGCTGCTGTCCGGAAACGGCGGGGTCGTCGCCGTGGCCCCGTCGAGCGTCGAGCCGCCGGTCACCGTCAGCGACCCCGCATGCACGGCGCCGGTGACCCCGAGCGTGCCGTTGATGGTGCCGCCGGTGGTCCGCAGATAGGCCCGGCTGTCGAGCCACGCCTTGGTCGGCACGTTGGGCAGCGGCTTGCCGGTCTGGGTGTAGGCGGTCTCGACCTGGCGCGGCATCAGGTGCTCGGGCTCTGCAGATAGCGCACCAGCACCTTGACCGGATTGGCGGCGCTGGTGGTGACACAGAGCGCGTTCCCCGGCGGCACCGTCAGCGGGCCGCCGAAATCGTTCTCGACGAAGAACTGGTTGGCCGCCAGCACCCACACCGGGGTCAAGGCGGTGGTGCCGGTGCCGCAGTTGGTGCCGGTGCCGTAAGACAACGACACGTTGGTGGCGGTGGCGCCGACATTGACGGTGTAGCCGCAGACATAGATCCGGTTGCCGACGCCGGCCGAACTCAGCGCCGCGACCACCTGGGTGGTGCCGAGAGTCGAGGCGTCGTAGAACGCCGACGAGGCGCAGGCGACCGCGCCATAGGGCGCCAGGATCTGGGCATCGGTGTCGCCGCGGCCGAGGCCGACCAGCAGGACGGCGAGGCCGAAGGCGAGGACAAGGCGCCGCCTCATTTGCCCTTGACCCTCTTCAACCGCGGGTTGGCCCGTTTGGCCGCCTTCGAGGCGTTGCGCGCCCCGGCGGCGACAATGGCGCCGGCGCGCTCCTTGGAGACGCCCTGCCGCTTCGCCACCTGCGCCTGCACCGCCTTGAAGCCTGGATGTGCCTTAGCCATTACCGCCCCCTGATTGCAGCCTGTGCATCACCGTGGCGCAGTCCTCGATCACGGCGTTGACCCGGCCGTTGGTCATCACCAGGACGCACTGCGTGCCGCGTCCCCAGTGGCGGTGAAAGTCGATCGGCGCGCGCACGCTGCTGACCGCCGTTGGGTTGATCTCGAGCGGCTGCCCGCCAGGCGCGTGCAGCTCGACCAGTGTCACTCCCGCCGCCGCCAGCCATCGCTTCACCGCTTGCCCTTGGCTGGCGATCGGGGCACCACCCGCTCGCCCTGGTGCAGCCGGTAGAGCCCGGTCTTCTTCACCGTGCCGCCCTTCTTCATCGATTGCTGCCGCGCCGCCATCATCCGCAGCACGTCCGGGGTCAGACCCATCTGCTGCATCATCTGGTCGTTGTCGGACGGCGGTTGCTGCCGCTTCGGCGGCGGCCGCGACTTGGCCATCAGGTCGCACTCCGCTGCCGTCCCAGGGTCGGCCCGTTGTCGACCACGTAGAACGTCGTGGTGCCGTTGACCGCCCCCGAATAGTCCCACCGGTTGCCGATGGTCGGCCCCTCGTAGACCAGACATGTCATCGGCCCCGAGGCCGGCGGCGAGGTCAGCTTCGAGGCCTCGGTCGGCGGGTGCGAGCCCGACGCGGTCTGGCCGTAATAGGTCTTCGCCATCCCTCACCTCTACGCGGCGATGCCCCAGTTCTTCGGGTCGAACGGGTCGTAATCATCCTGATGCACCGGCCGGTGCGGCCCCGGACCGCCGGCGTCGATGTTCGGCACCACCGGCCAGGCAAAGGTCAGCGCCAGCGCGTCGCCCCAGTCGGGCGAAGCCACGCCGCGCTTGCGCATGTCCTCCTTGCGCTCGAGCTGGATCTCGTCCCGGTTGTTGAAGCCGTAGGACGGCCCGACCAGCTGCTGCTGCAGCTCGTCGACATCCTCGATCGCCCCAGTCGCCAGCCAGGCCCGCAGCGAACCCCACATCTCGGCCCGCTTGTTGGCGTAGCGCTCGGCCCGGGTGACCGGATCGAAATTGGCCGGACGCGAGCCGAAATTGATGTCGATCACGGTCAGCCGCAGCTGCCGGCAACGGTCGACCACACCACCGCCCAAACCGGTCCCGTCGATGAACACCGCGTCGCACTGATAGGCCTCGGCCACCTCGACGATGCGAGCGGCGATCGACATCAGGTCGAAACCCCTCAGCCGCACCGCCGGCATCGAGCGCGCATCGCGCCCCTTGCGCACCACCAACACCGTCTCGTCATCGCCATAGCGCGCAATGTCGACCCCGAGCACACATGGATCGTACGGCGTCGTCTCGACCGCCCGGTTGCGCGCCTCGGCCACCAGGTAGATCGGAATAAACTCCTGGCTGCCGACCCGCGGAAACACACCCCGCACCCGCACCCGGAAGAAGTCGCTGTCGTCGCCATAGGCCTCGGCCCAGGCCTCCAGCTGCGGTTTGTTGGTGAACGACACCTCACGCGCATCGACCTGCGTCTTGTGCCAGCGCCGGTCGTCAAACGCCTCGCGGAACCGGCCGCTGGAGCGCGTCGGGTTGCCGCAGATCAGCCACAACCGCTCGGTCGCCTGGTCGGTCAAAAACCCCTCGGTGGTCTCGTAAATCAGGTCGGGGATGCTCGAGGCTTCGTCATAGATCACGAAACAGCGCCGCCCCTGATTGTGCAGCCCGGCAAAAGCCTCGGGATTGCGCTCCGACCACGGCACCATGTCGACCCGCCAGGTGTTCTCCCGCCGCTTCTCGATCGAGAACAACCGCGTCGCCTCCAAGGTGAACAGGTCGCGGAAAGTGAACAGCCGGTGCCACTTCGCCAGCTCGGCCCAGGTCTTGGTGCGTAACTGCGTCTCGGTGTTGGCGGTGATCACCCCGCGGGTGTCAACCGCCGTCGTCATCGCCCACAGGATGATCCAGGCGACCAGTGTGCTCTTCCCGACCCCATGCCCCGAGGCAATCGCCTCCTGCACCGCCTGCTGCGGCGACAGCGTCCGGCCGAGGCGCTCGAGCACTTCGCCCTGCCATGGCTCCGAACCATAGTAATTGGCGAGCTCGCCCGTGCCCCACGGGAAGCAGCTCATCACAAAGCCCAGCGGGTCGTGGGCGAACGAGGCGAGGTAGGCGACGAGATCGCGGCCGGGGTTGTCATGCTCGGCGGCCGCCATCACCCCACCCACGGATGATTGAACGGCCGCGCCCGACCCAGCATCAAATCGGTCGCCCGCACCCGCATCCCCTCGATCGTCGCCGCCGCCAGCAGCCAGAACCGGTCGCCACGCATCAGCGCCAGCTGCCGAGCACAACTCTCCGCAACCTTCAACCCATCGATCAAATTGCGGTACGACTCGCCCTCATGCAGTTGTTCGAGGCCGAGTATCCGGTCGGGCCGCATCAGGCTTTGGCCGGCTCCGGTGCCGGTTCCGACGGCGCCGGCTCCTCAGGGCGAGGATCGCTGGTCGACATGCGCTAAACCCACCATTGGTTGGGCCATAAGCGCATATCAAGACACAAGATCAGCCGGCTAAGTGCAATAGCAATAGTGAAACGACAACAGGATCAGTGGTTTACACGATAACAGGAATTCCCGGTTGCAATAACCGTCCTTTGCGATCATCAAATCCGACTCATGATCACCTCAGATCCCCGTTTGAACAAAAAAGAATGGCCGAAATATCGGACCATCGCCGAACGCCGCCAAGCCAACCAGAAAAATTGGGCGATAAATCCAGTCAACCAATTGGTCCGCCGCGCCGAAGAGCACAACGCCAAGCTCGACGTCCAAGCCGAAATCACCTC